TGCTGAACAGAATCTCTGCAATTCCCTCGGGAGATTGCTTGGTTAATTCAGTTCGAACATCTATCTCCCATACCCTGCCATCAGTGAAATCTAATCTCACTGAATCTAGATAGGCCACAGGCATGGTGTTCATATAAAGATCTTCAAAAACCTCCGGCCATTCTTTTACAAGATGGCGCGGAGGTTTGAACAAGGGATTAGGCATCAACAGTGTCTTCTACCTTTTTGGTCTTTTTAATAACCGGATCTAAGTTATCTGCTTCTTTGCGTAGTCTAGCTGCTTCTTTGTACATGGCATCTGCTTGGCTTCGATATGATTTAGCAAGATCACGATCAGACAGTGCAGCGTTTGTGTCAGCCTGTGCTCTAATAGGAGCAGGAATATCTGAATCCACTGCCGGCGTCATATCGTTGACAGTGGCTATATCTTTGACCACTGGCTTAGCTGATGGTGCTCCTGCTACAAATTTGCATAGATCGTCGATAGTGCAGTTTTTCTGTTCAGCGATTAATGTGTTGAGATTGGCTAACAGCACAGTGTCGTTGGTAGTAGGAGTCATCATTACGGAATCCGTAGGCACTTTGATCAATCTACCATCAGCTTGCATAGCTCTCAGCATAGGTCTGCCATCTGGAAATAGACGGATGTGCATGATTTCGCCAAATTCAAACGCATCTTGTGCCTGATCAGTTTCTACCAAGGTCATGATTGCGTCATGATACTGATCTGGTAGTTGTGCTACAGGTAATACTAGAGCCATATTTGACTCTCCGGGAAGAGTTCTAAACACCACCAATACTTTGACTCCTGTGTTTTGAATTCTACCTATGTGTTTTAGGCTTCGCATTTAGGCTTCCTTTTTAGATACAGATTCTAGAAAAGTGTTTAATTTATTAAAAGTTTTACCCACTGCTTCTAGTTCGGCGGCTTTGAACGCACCTCTTGAAGTAGCAACTTCTATGATATTTTTTACTGCTAGTAGGTCGCTGATATTTAAATCAGGTGCAGCTGCCGCAGGTGCTGCTTGTTCAGCAACGGGTTCTGCGCTGGTTGTTTCATTGATTTCTTCTGTCATTGTGTTCTCCTTAGGTGTGGACATGCAAGCATGAAATAAGTTAGTTCTTGATGATCTTCAAATCCTATTACACATGAAGATCTAAGATTCCCGCTGCGATCTACAGCAGGTTTTGCACAGATATAATATCTGCCTTTGAGCTTTGTTCGAACCCAATCTTCCACGCCATTAAACAACTCAGTTTCAGTAACGGTGAACGTAGAAAAATGCGGAGCAATCGTACGCAAATTTCGCTGTTGTAAAACATCCATGGGATTAAGGTAGAACATAGTAAAAATATTTATACAGTGGGATTATTCGGGGGTGGATTCTTGGCTAAGTCTTTTGTTCATGGCTCTATTATGTCCCAACTTGCGAACATCGCCGCTGAGCAGATATAGTTCAAAAGCAGCTTTTTCTTTCATTACAATGATGTGTTTTTTGTTGACAAAGAACGGTGAATCGATATAATTGTCTAACCAAAGCAATACCTGTGGAGTGAATGCAAATTCTTTAGGAAATTCTATTTTATAAGTTTTTATTTTAGCATGTTCTTCAATGAATTCCAAGGCCTGCTCGGTTAATCTCAAACCACCTCGATCTTTGTTTCTAAAACTCCACCACCACACAGCTTTGTAGTCTTTGATTGTTTTTTCAGTGATTGGTATTTCTGCTGCCTGCAAGAACGCCTTGGTATAGGCATCTTTGTTCATGTTATTTGATCTCTTCGCCAGAAGTAAGTTTGTAAACTGCAAAGTCTTTGGTCTTAAACAGTCGATTTAATTTCTTTGCTAGATTGTGTGCATGACCTGGATTTGAAAATGACACCTTTTTATATTTTGGACCTGGATAACTGGCTATCAGACTACCGCTTTTGAGATTGAAAGGCTGGCCGTTGTAGAACACAGCCCAGATGGCTTCCGAGTCAAGAATCTGCTCAATCTTATAGGTTTCTTTGTTAGCATACTCTAAAAGAACTTTTGGCTTGGGTCTACTCATATACGTGTTCCTAATTAACCACGTATATATTTATGTCTTTTTTAGAACTGCCCGCCGTCGAATTTCACGTCTATCTGGGTAGTAGATTCTTTGATTGCCGCTAACATTTGGTGTATTTCGCTGACAGTGCTTCCTAGTTTAGCTGTTAACAGTGCTAATTCTGCAGTGAGATCTCTAGCTTCTTGCATACTAATACGTATTTCTTTCTGTTGGCTACGTTCAGCAACACTGATTCTTTGATAAGTTTTTGTACTGTAGGAAGTATTTCTGGTAAGTTACTTTGTGACATTGGCTAATACCTGTTTCATCTCTAATTCTGTCTTGAACGGACCTTGGTATGGATAGCGTTCTAAGGTGATCTTTTTAGGACAAAAACTCTTGACCCACCCTTTCTCAAATTTGATACAGTAGTATCCGGCACAGTATAGACTTTTTGAATCACTGCTTTTTGTGAACAGTGGTAGTTTCTTACGAATATCAAACATGGCGTTGTGAGGCTCGGTGCTAGTAGCATACCCATGAACTTCATTAGGCAGTGCCGTATCGGCCTCTTTGACAATCTTTACGGTGAAAAACTTTTTACCAAACTGTTTAGTTAAACTATCTTTGGTTTCGTAAATAGTTACTCCTGTCTCATTGCTCATGAAAAATCTATTGTCATCGTCCTTTCTCAGAGTGGCAATCTTCTCGCCATTCTCTTCTACGATCCAAAATTTATTTGCTATGATAGGTTTAGCGTGTATGTCTGTCATCACTATCTCCTGTGGGGTGATCATGCTGTCACAATCTCTGAGTTCGTGTATCTAGCATTGAGTGGTTCTGCATAACTCTGTGCTTGATCAGCAATCTTTTTCAAATCCCATAGATTACAGAACTTGATTAATCTTATACCAACTTGGCTCACATTCTTTTGTTCAGCGGTAGCAGCGGAAATTGTATTCGTAATTATCTCTTTGATATTATCTGGTTGATGAGTTAGATCGATAAGTCGACGATTGCGTTCGTAATCTTCTAACACACGATGTTCTTGACCGTTGTGGTCAGACCATCTCTGTAACATGAGATTGTTCCACGCATATCCTTTGCTTTTACGATCTTCGAACGCTTCAGTAAGACCCACTTTTTTGCTTGTGCCTTTAGTACGCACACCCGGATACGCTGAGAAGACATTATCACTGGTATCACCACGCATACATTTTTCAAACAACAGCCATTCTGGATTTGGAGCTGCTTTAGGTTGTTGTGTTTTTTTGTCAATGACTGGCTTGCCTTTGTCATCAAATATTCCTTCGTGTGTGATTACATGTTCCATCACACCATTGTACTGTGTGACATTAGGTGCAATTAATTGCACAAAATCTGTGTCCGTACTGATAATCACATGTTTGTCATTTGGATGACTCTGTATCCAACCAGCGATTAAATCATCTGCTTCTAACTGTGGATTTTGTAGTACAGTGCAGTTGGTCTTTTCTGCGATAAAGTCTTTGAATGTATCAAATGCTTCCCAGAAGATTTTTTCTTCATCTTGTTCTTTTTCTGTGTGTGCGGCACGTTGAGCGGCACGTTGAGCTTTGTAAGGAGTATAATAATCTTTACGCCAGCTACGTCCCTCTAAACAGAAGATAACATGACTGCCTTCGAATTGCTGCCATGCTTTGCGAATACTGTTTAGTGTGATGTGAAACGCCATACCTAACTTGATATCAGCGTCACCGTTGATGACATGTCTTGCACGAAAGAATGTGTTTGCTGTATCGACTAAGATATAATTCATAGATTATCTTTCTTCACTGTTTTAATATCAATTAAACCTGTGTTTACAGGACCGCCAAAATCACCATCGACTACTACATTAGCACACAGTTCACGGAACCAACGATCTACGATTTCTTCGTCTTTGTCTCCGTCCTCACCGTATCCCTCTTGCTTTAATTTTAGCACAAAATGGTCATTCCAGTCAAGCTCAAAAAAGCCATTACGGATGTTATCTTTATTAACATGGGTTTCTAGTACACCTACCCACGGTTCATTTTTTCGAGTAGCTCGATCTTTTGGTGATAGTTTGGCCTGTGCTTCTGCTTCTGTAGCACGTTCAGCAGCCGCAGTGGCTGTTTTGGCTGCTTCAGCAGCTTCTGCTGCGACGACTATAGATCGTTCTGCTTCTGCTCTAATCTTGTCAATACCAAATAATCGTTCTATAAATTTTTTCATTATTTTATTTTCCATCCTATTTCATGATATAGACCTAGAATGTCTAAATCGGTTATTCTCTTAATATAAAAATGCCAAGTTTTTGCTACTTTGTTTCGGCGCAAGGACATATAGATTCCTTTGAATCTCAAGGTCCACAAAGAACTATATCTATCATTGCTGTAATGATAGTTAACATTCTTCATCAAGTACCCCATTCGTTTTTAAACAGAGGGACTTGTAACCGGTCACTATAACGTAAGCCGTTTTTCATTGCTAGTAATGCTACATTCTTATTGTTTAATGCGTAGACGCTTTCTACACCACCAACTGGCATTAGATAAACATGCCCTGTAAATCCTGCGGCACGATATTCTTCAGTCGCACGTTGGGCATCTTCGAAGTCTTGTTCTGTAGCAATAACAAATTTTAAGTATGCTGTGCCAACTTGTTCATATTCACAAACAACTTCTGGTTTGATAGCTTCTTCCCACTTCTCGCCACTGCAAGGAAGTTTAGCACTTACTGAAAATGTAATTTCTCTTTTGTGGTCATCCGTGTGTCCAGCCCATGCACTTAGGTAATGTTTGAATTCTGGAGTAAGTTTTTGAGTACCGTTTGTTTCAAAGGTGATCTCTTTAAGTCTGTCCATGCTAGGATGATCTAGTAACTCCGGATAAGCACGTTGCCACCCTAGTAGAGGTTCACCGCCAGTGATAACAAGATGCTCATCTTCCCAACGACGGTGTGGAAGTATTTCCATAATACGATGTACAATTGCATCACTAGTAAGCATAGGCGATAAATCTTTAAAGTCTGGATGCCACGATGCATAACTGTCACAACCTGTACTAACTAACGGCAAGTCTTCATATTTGTTAAACATGTGAGCGACTTGACCTAGGTCTTCAGCTTCGGTGCTTAACTCACCCCTAGGCATGCCAAAGCCTGCACATTTGAAGTTACAGCCGAATGTGCGTAAGAACACACTAGGAACACCCATGTAACGACCTTCACCTTGTATGCTGTAAAACAGCTCTGCAATTTTAATTTTACTCATGATTTATTATACACTCTTTTTCTCTAAAAGCCAAGAGCCGTCTCCTTGATCAATCCAAGTCAATGTATCGCCCTCTTTCCAACCTGCTTGTTCTAGAAGATCAGGTGGGAATGTCAATATGCAATCTCCGTTTTCGGGATCTTCTTCTACAGTCAGTGTCCATGTACTCATGTTCTTACCTTTGCTTTATCTTGTTCTTGATCACGTTGTTGATCTAATCGGTCTTTGATTATTTTTCTGCACTCTGCACGTACTTCGGGAGGTACATCGGGCAGAAAATCTACATCTCTGCAGTTAATCCATTTGCCATTAGGGCTGTCCCAATCGACAATTACTAAAATAAACACAGCTAAAAATATAGCAATCACTATCGAGATATCTTTCATATGTAATCGCTGACTAACAGTTGACAGATCAATCCTTCGTGATCGTCTCGAAAATGAAAATCCATATAATCCTCTGTGATTTCTGTAGTATACTTATAACCTGGAAGACCAAATCGTTCCATAATCGATGCTGTGATTTGATTCCAGAGGGTAACATTATTTGCCCTAGGATTCCACGGTATATGCACAGTTACCATTTTTTGTAATTACCTCGTTCTGGAATCACATGTCGAACACCGCCCCTAGGATCTTCCATGTCTCCTTGTCGCCTAGGAATAAGATGTACATGAGGCCAAGCACAGGTTTGTCCAGCAGCAGTGCCTACATTCATCCCTACATTAAATCCATCCCATTCTCCGTGTTCTATACCTTCGAGTCCTCGAGATACAGCATCCATAACAGCGTCTTTGAGAACATCAACGTTATTATATTGAGGCACATATAATTTATGTCCAGGAGTGACTGGATACGCATCACTGAACACCTTGACATGAAAATCTTCAATTTCGAGATCAGTCCAAGGTGCGTTAACACTATCATCTATACAGGCTGGTTCAGATTCTATGATTTTTTGCGCAATTTTCATCTTTGAAAATCCTTGCGCTCTTTTGGAAGGTCATCTTCCTTGATCACAAACTCACGACCACCTATGCTACCAAAAAATACACGAGTGTTTTCTTTATACACCATGCGTATCTTTAGTGTTTGAAATGCTACTTCTAACAGTGCTTTTGGTCGATAATTTAATACATGCGCATCTACGTCTTTGCCGTTATCGGTACAGTGTAGTTTTATCTTGACATCGATCATTTTGACCACCATTCTTCCCAGGGAAAATCAATCCATACATTGTTTTCAGCCTTGTTGACTTCCATACCTGTATAGTCCATCTTAACACTGCATTTGCTGGCAAGATTATCTACGATCACAGCAAACTTCACATTATTATTCCATACTTCGTCCCAGGATGGATCGTTCGGAAAGCAACCGCTTTGCCAATCGTTGACGATCCAATCTAATGTAGCCCCAGTATCATTGATATCATCTACGATCAAAATGTTTTTATAGGTCGATGCTTGATCCGATAAATCATTGGCTGTGTCTGTGCCTTCAACGTCTAATAATCTATGTTTGCTCTGCGGACCCAACGCATCTTCGGCCATCCACAGATTAGATTCTGCAGCATCATTGTCTCTGAGACTCACCCCTAATGCATGCATAGGAACGTTGAGATATTGACTGATCATCACTGCAGGAATTAAACCACCGCGAGTAATACCTACTATGTAATCTGGTCGCCAATCACTTAATAATATGTTTCTACAAATTTTATTGACCATGTGAGTCAATTGATCATATGTTATTGGCAGCTTGTTCATGTCTATCCTTGAGATACTGTTCGTGCTGTATCCATTTATTGTTGACTAAAAATCCCCATTCACGACGATGAGGTCCTGGCATAAACAGTGTCCACT